CTTTGCACACGGAATTTACATTCTACCTATTCGGTTGTTGTCTCGTTTTTCCAGGCAACACACGCGTAGTTGGCTCGCCCACTTTTGTGGTTGGACTTTCTTTTTGAAGTAAACAACACTTATATTAGGGTTTCTATTGATCTCTCAAATTTTGGCTATATTTCTGCTGATCATACTTGATTGCTGATCGTGCGAAGAAATGAAGTTCTTAGAAGAACCTGTCAAGAGTTTAATGAACTTATTCATTCCCATAGTTCTCTCAGCGTTGGATTATATGGTAGTACCAGCAATCCAGTGGGTTAAAATTGAGCGTTCTGATAGTCCTACATTGCCTCGCATATGCGGTGTGGGCTTATGAATTCCCTGGTCTAGATGGATTCTGATTCAACCTCTATTGGTTTTAGAGTTCTTGTGAAAATGATTTTGAAGTCTATTCTATTTAGGGAAATATGCGGTTGCCGTTATGTCACAATTTACTTTTTCCGTAAAACAGCACCTGTCTGTTGAGGGACGTCAAATATCGTCTCCTCAATCCAGGTCAAAAATCCCCCTACATTCCGCGATCCTTGATCGCATGGTTACCATCTCACATGTCTGCACGCTGTGCGACAAATCTCACAAATCTGTCAAAGCACGGATCCAACATTTGGCAAATACTCGCTGTTCAGCGAAAGTCGAATGTCTATGTGGGATGAAAATTCAGTGGAAAGAAGCAAGTGCCCACCTTCAAGGTTGCACTTGGCTTTTTCCCCATATGTGTAAGGAATTATTGTGCCAGGATGTCCGCTTTAAGACTCTTGAGTCTTTTTGCGCTCATGTTTGGTGTGCGCATGGACAAAGTAAGAAGGACATTGACCCTTTGGTTTTTCTGAACCCAATTCGAGCTCAGATTGCCACTCGATTCGAACATATGCAAGTTAATCAACTTGTAGATAAAACGCGAAATAACACCCTTAGGCGTTTTATACTCAAGCAACTTGTTCTCGAATCTAATTATGCCGCTAAGAATTCTAAGTTTTTGAGTGTCATTAAACAACATGGCATCAAAACTATCCCTCTATTTACATCCACGGAGGGACGACTTACCACTGGCACAATTCGAACTGCTGATGGTACATTTACTGTTAAACTCAATGTTCGTGACAAGGATTATAGTTCTCTAATCACGCGTCTTCGTCCTCTTAGTATTGCTAAAACTCAGGCGTTATTTGACGTCGGAGTCAATCATAAGATTGACGGGATGCAAGAAATGATTACTGCTTGTCAGGGAATGCTCCAGGGTCTTGGAATTGTTGCCCAATCTCTCATTCAGCGATGCATTTCTTTGTGTTGTAAGATTTTTGTGGCTCTTCGCCTTGGTATGTCTGATCCCAAATCACTTTTCGCACTCTTTGTCGACATGTTGTGCTCCTTTAACGTTACTTCTGCTTTGGCATTTAGTGCGTGGGAGTACATCAAAAATCATATGTCCTCTTTGTTTGCACTCATCTCCCCTGCGCCACGCGCTCAGATTGGGGTTGATCTTCTGACGAGTCTTGTTACTGTTGTTGCCGTGTGTTTTGGCACAGTTATCCTTTCTCGGATACCCAAGGACAGTGAGGTTTCATCGATGATGAAATCAGTTACTAGTCTCGGTCAAGCTGTTCGTGGAACTTCCATGGCTTTTGAAGGTATTGGGAAGGTTGTTGGTAAGGTCGTTTCCAGCATCTTTCATATTAAATACGGTGTTCCAACTGAGATTTCGGAGCTCGAAGTATTCATGACTGGAATTCAACAATGGTTTATTGATGTTCAACAACTTATAGAACTTGGAACGTATGATCGTCTCGATCGTGAACCAGCCCTGTGTGCCCGTGTCCAAGAACTTTATCGTCAAGGGTTTCAATTCAATCAACAGGCTTCAGCGCTTAAGCTCGATCGTCACATTATGCAGCCTTTCAATGTCCATTGGCAGGCTTTGCGAAAGTTCTATGACAAAGCGGGATCCTCAAGCGCATTTACAAGCGGACCTCGACATGAACCCCTTGTCATCTATATGTCTGGTGAATCTGGTCAAGGTAAATCTGGACTAATGTATTGCCTAGCCACAGAGTTGCTTAAGATTGATGGAATTCCCCGCGATGTTAAGGGCATCCCCGATGTCACTCAGGAAATATACACTCGAACAGTGGAGAATGAGTTCTGGGATGGTTACAAGAATCAGCGAATTTGTCTTTTCGACGATATTTTCCAGATGATTGATACACCTGCTAATCCCAACATGGAGATTATGGAAATTATCCGCACCGGAAATCTAACTAAGTTGCCTCTTCACATGGCTGAACTTTCTGACAAGGGTGCTACATGTTTTAATTCGAAGGTTGTCATTTGCACATCAAATACGCCTATTCACAGTTATTGTCCTCAATCTATTACTGATGTGATTGCACTCAGGCGACGTGTTGACTTGAATGTGACTGTTCGCGCCCTTCCAAAGTTCTGCTCTACCAGAAATGAAAGGGTTGGAATTAATCCACAATTCCTTGATCCTGAAAAGGTTTTCAAAGAATTTGGAACTCACACGAACGAAAATGTTTACGCAATTCGACTTGAGGACCCCTTGACCGGAGATGTTATTAAAGTCGATGGCAAACCTTGGATTTCATATCGCCAGTTTATTACCATCGCTAATAAAAGATACACCCAAAAATTCCGGAGAACGGCGGAGATGCATGAATTTCTTGCGAAACTTGCTGTATCTCCACTTATTGGTGACGTTGATCAGGCGCAAGAAGTTCAACCCTCAACATCGTCCCAATTGCCTACTGCCCAGATTGGGATGCCTCGCCTTCCACAATTCATCTTAGATTATTGGAAACAACCCGAAGTTGAACCTGGTGAGTTTTCACAAACTGATTTCGATCGGAACACGGTTAGACTTAAGACCAAGCCTGAATTGCTCTCGCTTTCTTCACTACAGATTGTCGCTGTCGTGAGTGAGATTGATAACTTACGCTGCGTCTTTCCGACCCGATTCGTTGATGAAATTTACAAACATCGTGTTTCTCTTTCTCAAGAGGACAATGTCCCTCTTTGGAAAAGAATTGTGGGTGATCATCCTTACAATGTTTGGCATGCTTCTTCCCCTTCTGAACTTGCTTCTGCGGCTCGATGCAGCGTTGTCACAGCCATCAATGTTACTCCACTTGTGGCAGCCGTAGTCCCAACTCAACCTTCTGTTCTACTTACTACTCTTAAAGCGAGTGCACATACTTTTACTACTATTGCTTCCGCATGGTTGGACAAGGTGCGTGCCATCGTTAATGAACATCCCTTGATTTGTGCTGCTGCCGCCATCGTCCCACTTCTTTTGTATGGCGCTTACCGGTGGTATGGAGTTGAGAGGAATGAGAAAGTGGACATGATTCATTCACAACTGGAGATTTCCACGCAGCGCGTGAAACATTCTCATGAGTGCCTCAAGTGCGCAAAACTTTTTGAACATACCCATGTTATTCATGATGTTGCCGCAAGTATGAAAGATCTTCCTATTTGTGGCACATGTGCTCCCACAACTGAAGCTCTCTTTGATGAAGTGCAACAAGTTGTTGTCTTTTCTCGACGAGATGTACTTTCAACTGAAAGTGTAGACGTTAAGCCTATTTCCAACTTCTTTACAGAGGAACAGATGGATTGCCTTAAGGAGAGTCGCGTGAGCGATTCCATCTTTGAAGAGCTCTCCGCCTCTGGAGATCCGAAGACTAAGAAACGTGCCATTCGAATTCAACTCACGACATCAGGTGACCCAAAAACTCTCCGCAAGAAGAAAATTACTGTTGAAGCTGAATTTCGAAGTGATCAAGGTGCCCATGAAGTCTCTGAAAAAGTGCGCAACAATGTGTACCAGATTGCAGTTGGTGATGGCGAGAATTTTCCTTCGTCTCTGAAGATTGTTATTCTTGCCGGACGAATTGGACTTACTGTTGCCCACATAGTTCCATACCTTGAGAAGAACTCTCATGTGAAACTTACTAGCACTTCCGCGCCCGATGGGTATATTTTCAAGGTGTCAGAGTTAATACATCATCAAGTCCTTGGGCGGGATGGCGTATCAAAAGATCAACTCTTAATTGAATTCCCTAAGCGTTTCCCAAGCCATCAGCAAATTCTCAAAAACGTCGCCTCGTCTGAGGATATGTCCATAAGTAAGCTTCCAGTTGTTCTTGTGAATCCTAGTCACAAAAATATCGTCTATTTGAAGTACGGAATGGCTACGGCACATGATAAGATCCTGAAATATAATAATGAGAATAATCAGGTGCTTAGCGTACGATCGTACTATTCGTATGAATTTGAGACAGCTCCCGGTGACTGTGGAAGTGTGATGGTTGGAATCGGACATGCTATCCAACACAAAATTATGGCGATTCACATTGCTGGTAGTGTTGGCCGAGGATATGGATCTCCTTTGAATCGAGCGGATTTGGAAGAGGCTCTTGCAAAATTTGACATTTCTGCTCAGATTCGCCTTGATTTGGATCCGATTTTGACCAAACCATCTTCTCAAATCGCTTTGCCTGAGGGAAATTTCGTGCGCGTGGGATACCCCATTTACAGCGTTCCCCGGCCCCTCAAAACGAAGTTGCGCAAGAGTGCCGTTTTTGAACAAATTGTGAGGTCAACCACTGCACCCAGCGTTCTTGCCAGTTTTTGGAAGGACGGTCAACATGTTGATCCCCTTATGAAAGGTTTGAAGAAAGCTGGATCTTTGCCACCTCCAATTGATCTTGATCTGTTAGACGCATGTGTGAACGACGTTTCCCGCTTGTTGTCTGATAAAAGGGATCCTGAACACCAACGTATTCTCACGAATTTTGAGGCTGTGGCTGGAATTGAGTTGGACGATTTTGCTCCTGGCATTACACGAACAACTTCCCCTGGTTTTCCCTTGGTGCGTGAAGGTAAAGGACCTGGAAAAGGCAAGCAAAAGTGGCTTGGCACTGATGAATATCTTTTACCGCCTGATATTGAAGCAGAGATGGAACGCATTGAAATGAATGCTGCTAGGGCTATTCGGACACCCACTATCTGGACCGATACCCTTAAAGACGAACGCCGTCCTCTTCAAAAGGTTGCAGATGCTAAGACGAGAGTTTTCTCTGCTGGACCAATGTGTTACACGTTGGTTTTTCGTAAATACTTTCTTGGCTTTTCTTCGCATTGCGCAAAGAACCGCATTCACAATGAGATTGCGGTTGGCACTAATGTCTATTCAATGGATTGGCATTGTATCGCTGAGCGCATGCAGAGCAAGGGTAAGAAAGTGATTGCTGGAGATTTCTCCAATTTTGACGGGACCCTTGTCAGTGAAATCCTGTGGGCAATTCTTGACATCATCAATCAATTTTATAATGATGGTGAGAAGAATGCGCTCATTCGGGAAGTCCTCTGGTGTGAGATCGTTAATTCTGTCCATGTATTTGACAGTTCTGTCTACATTTGGACACACTCCCAACCTTCTGGTTGTCCTTTGACAGCGATTATTAACTCAATCTATAACTCGCTGTCAATGCGGTACGTATGGATGCTGGTTGTTCCTCAAGAATTGAAGAACATGCAAGCATTCCAACGTAATGTTGCAATGATCGCATATGGAGATGACAACATCGTCAACATTTCTGATGGGGTCATTGACATTTTCAACCAAGTCACCATCGCCGCTGGTTACGCCACATTTGGAATGACGTATACCGACGAAGCCAAAAGTGGAGAACTTATTCCATTCCGGTCGCTTGATGATATCAGTTTCCTCAAGCGAACGTTTCTCCGTGATCCAGCTGGAATGTACCGTGCCCCTCTCTCTCTGGATACTGTGCTTGAGATGACGAATTGGATCCGAGGGGACATGGATGAAGAGGCCAAAACATGCGAAAATATGGAAACTGCAGCTTTTGAGCTTAGTCTCCACCCAGACGCAGTGTTTCACCGTTGGATTCCACAATTTCGAGCCGCCGGAAGTACGCTCGATGATCAACCGCAGCTCATGACTCTTTCAGAGTATAGAACTTCAGTTCTTCTGAAAATGCAGGGTCTTTGTGCTGCATCTTAAATCCTTCTCCAGGGGCTTGTTCTCATTCGCCGTACGAGACAAGCAGCAAAGCCCGATGGAAGGTTGCTTTTGCAAGTGGAGAATGTGCTTTTGCTTTTTCTATTGATTAATGTGTGCCACTATAAATCCAGGCTATTAATCCGGCGCTTTAAAGTAAGAAGCTTGACTCAGCCTTACAAGTTAGTAAACTCAAGAAGTCGCTACAAACATCGAAAATCTTACCCCTGATACCCTGGACACACAACAAACTACTACGTTTGCTGATGATTCTACTTTGACTGAATATTCTAAACCTATGATTTCTAAGGATTTACAATGGATAGCAATGGGAGATGAAACTAAAATGCATTCTATTAAAGATATTTTGTCTCGTCCTGTATTAATTAAACAAGGAGAATTTATTAGCACTCCTACTTCTGCTGAACTTGGTGGTTTTAGGTTTAAATTTCCTGATATTATTTTTCAGAAGTCCCCGAACGTTATAGACAAGTTGAATTACTTTGCTTATTTTCGTGCTAACGTATGCGTCCGCATCTTGATTAACGCAACTCCCTTTATGAGTGGTCGTTATTGGATGTTTTTCGCTCCTTTCGACTCTACCTGTAATCGTCGAGCTATGGCTAAATTGGGTACTTCTTGGAATCCAGGAACAGATATCTACTTTCCTAATATTACTGGCTATCCTGGGGTTGAAATAGATTTAGCAACTAATTCTCCTGCACAAATTAAAATTCCTTATTGCGCTCCTTTATCTCATTACAATCTAGTAAGTACACAAGGTAATATGGGTGAATGTTTTATCGTTCCTTTAAATCTTATTAATGATGGTGCTACCTCTATTCCTGTTGGAGGCGGTGCATCCTATTCTGTCTATGCTTGGTTTGAAGATATTGATTTGGCTATGCCTACATCAAAACCTGTTACTGTTCCTGCTTTGGAGTCACTCCCGCGTGCTCAGATTGGTAGTGAAGAGTCCGCTACTGCTTCTAAACCCATTAGTGAGGTTGCTTCAAGTGTGGCTACCACTGCTCGTAAGATGAATAATATTCCCGTCTTCGGTCCTGCAGCTCGAGCTGTTGACTGGGTTTCAACTGCTATCTCAGGTGCTGCTTCAACTTTTGGTTGGAACAAGCCCACTGATATGGCCAAGTTGGAATCTTTTGCACCAATTCCCGCTAAAGGCTATACTAATGCCAATGGAATTGATAATTCAGTAAAACTTTCTGCAATGCCTGACAATGGATTAACTTACTCGGATAGCGTTTTCTCTAGTAAAGTTGATGAAATGGATATTGCTTATATTGCTAGTAAATCTTGTATTTTCGCTGATAACATTGGGTGGAAAACTGTAGAGCCATCTGCTACTATCCTTTATCAGTTTCCCGTTGCTCCTGGAGTTTTACAAAACAAATATGCTAATTCCCCTCCTCAGCTTTATCCTTCAACTTTAGCTTATCTTGCTTCAATGTTCTCTTTTTGGCGAGGAGGCTTGACTTATCGTTTAACTGTTGCGAAGACTGCTTTTCACACTGGCCGACTTAGGATTACTTACCATGCTGGAATTAGTTCTTTGGCTGGTAGTCCCACTACTTTCCAAAATGCTTACAACTGGGTGTTGGATTTGTCTGTTTCTTCAGAAATTACTTTTACAATTCCTTACGTATCCAATGTTCCTTGGAAACACGTTAGAATCGCTTCTGAATCAGGATTTGCTACTAATGAGGCTTTAATGACCGGTTATGTAACTGTCGAAGTTCTCACTGCTTTGCGTCGTGCTAGTGATTCTGTCACTAACGACGTTCCTATCAATATGTGGATTAGCGGAGCTGAAGATATTGCCTTTGCCGTCCCAAACTTCGGTGATTATGCTGTTTATGATTATCCCGTTACTCCTACTGAACTTGATGATGAAGAATTACCCCGTGCTCAGATTTTCAATCAAACTACCCCTTCCACATCCCATAATGAACAAGTTCAGGATGATAGTGTAAAGGTTTTTGAAGCTCCTCCGCTTAGTCTTACTGGTTTTGAGGAATTATCTGTTGGAGAGAAGATTACTAATTTACGACAGGTTATTAAGAGGTTTTGCATTATGAATTATTCAGTACCCTTTCCTTATTTGGATAATACTACTGGGGCCTACATTGGCGGATTGGATCACAGTGTTTTGGATCATACTTTTAATCAAATCACTTTGGACCCGGCTTATTTTGGCGAAGCTTCTACTTCCTCTACCGATAATCAAATGATTTCATATCCCACTTCTAGAGCAGGCGCCACCGGTGTTGTTACTTTAGCCGATTACACCGCAATGATACGTTTTAAATCTATGCATCCACTATATCGCGTTTCTTATCTATTTAGATTTTATAGAGGAGGTGTTCGTTACAAAGTTGTTTCAATTCCCTCTATTGCAACTCAGTGCACTACCCAAGGTTTTGCTACTGCAACTGCGGGTACAGTTCACGGTTATACTAATGTTATAGATGGTGTTAATACCCTTCCAACCCGCTCTGCATTGCCAACTTTTGCCGTCCGAGACCATGAAATACTTGATAATGGACTTGCCGAACGACCCTTTATGGACACTTTCGGAAATATCAACAATATGCAACGTTTTGAGCATTTGGCTGCTTCTGATTTGAATAATGTTTTAGAATTTGAAGTTCCTTATTATAATTCTATTCCTATTTCCGTTGTTTGTGAAAAAGTCGTTACTAATACTGATGGTCCTTTAATCCGTAGAAATAAAATCTTTTTGCGGCGTTCTCACGATCCTGCGGGAATGGACACGCCCATAACTGATTTTCAAACTACTCTTTATGGGCCAGTGGTGCGATCCAAACTCACTACTGATGCCACATCTGGAGGTGTTACTCGCCCCACTTTTGGCGGTGCTTATATTTATCAAGCTGCCGCCGACGACTTTTCTTTTGGTTATTTAGTCGGTCCTCCTGCTATCACTCAAATAACCTATGTTTAATTTACTATAAGCTTGCTTAATGCTAGGCTAGCCGTGTAGTTGATACTTTATCTATCCGAAAGGGTGGTCACCTTGTTATAACACGCAAGGTCCTGATTGTAACAACAGTCAGATCTTAATGAACCACCACGGGTGGATGTAGTTAAATCTGAACAGCAATTAGGTTCAGCCCTTTCGGTTAAAATTATCCTATTTTTTTGTTCAGGTTTAAGCCCCCTGTTTATATCTATATGACTTTCTTACGATTTGAAATATAGATAGG